GAACGCGCGCGACGCATCCGCCATCGCAACAGGCGTCCCGGCGAGGAAGCCGGTCGGCTTGTTGGTGCCGTTGCCCGAAACGAACGCCGTGCCTTCCGCAATCGCGAATTGCTCGACCGCGCTATCGCGCAGCCACGCTTCCACGTCAAAGAACAGATCTTCGAGCGAGTGCCGCGTGGCCTCCGGCTTGGCCGCAATCTCGCCAAAAGTCGGCGCAACCTCGCCCAGATCCGGCGTGTTGGTTTGCGAACGGCTGTCCGTCTCGCCAACCCACTCGGTGCCGAAGCCGTTGAGATTCACCAGCTCCTTGTAGTCGGGCGTGCCGACCGAGACGACGCGGGCGATCTGCCGGATGGGTGAGATGTCCTGCACCTGCTTGGCGATGTCGGCCGCGATCACTTCGGGAAGCGCGTAACCACCAGACGCCGCCGTGCTGGTGCGAGTGTCGGTCGCCTTGCGCGACAGTTCGTAGACCTCTTGCGCGGCCTTATGATCGTCAGGCGAGCGCAGGAACTGGAAAAACGCCGACTTGTATTCGTCGGCGGCCTGTTCGGACGTTGCAGCGCCGGGACGGCCCATCTTCGTCTCAAACTCGTCCATCCGCTCCTGAATCGACGCCAGCTTCGCCTCGGCTTCCTGCTTGGCGCTGAGCGTGGTGGCCAGATCGGCCTCCATCTTCGCCAGCTTCTCCTTCGAAAGCGCGTCATCGCCCTTCACAGCGTCCACGTCGGCGCGCAGGGCCTCGATGGTCTTGTTGCCCTCCTCGATGAGGGACTTGATTTCGTCGTGTTCAGCCATCGGTTTGCTCCTTGATTGGCTTTACTGGATGCGCGCGGCCAACAGGTCGCGCAGTTCGGAAAGCCGATCATCACCAGCGTCATGCATGGCCTTGACGGCATCGAGCCCACCACGCAGCAGCGCGCGGGCAACAGAACGGGAAAACCCAGCGTTTTGCGTGAGCATCCGTTCAAATTCTGGGCGGTCCATTTCAGCCGCCTTGATCGCATCGACGCGGGCGCTGGTGAGCATCGGGAACGTGACAAGCGACACTTCCCAAAGCTCCAGCGTCTTGAGCATCCGCGCACCATCGGCGCCGCGCTCCGCGTCAATCGTTCGGTATCCGATAGACATGCCGTCAATCGCGCCCGCCTCAATCAGCGCGCGCGCTTCGCGGCCCTTTTCCACCGTGTCCAGAATGCGCCCGCGCACATAAAGACCGGTGTCGTCTTCGGCTGCTTCTTCCCACATGCCGATTGGCTGCGACGGGTCGTGCTGCCAAAGCATCTTCGGGATCCGGCCTTTCAGGCTTTCCTCGTAAGCGCCCTTCACGACCACATCGCCGCCCTGATCCATTTGACCAAACCGGCTGGCGTAACCTTCGATCCGGCCTTCGCTGTCGGCCTTGACCTGCAAAGCAATAGCCTTCGTTTCGCGCAGCTGCGCGTTGTCTTTGACCTGCATGTGTGCTGCCTCTTATTCCGGCGGATCGTCAGGCGTGCCTGCCGCCTCGTCCTGCATCATCGCGCCTTGCGGAACGGTATCCGCCCACGAATCCGCAACCGCGTTCATGTCTCGCTCGGCGCGGATCTCGTTGATCGTCATCCAACCGGGCTGACCGCCGCTGCCCAGCGCCTTGGTGTAATATTCCGCCTGATCCGCAAAATCTCCGCGCAACAGTCCGCGCTCGTCCAAGTCAACACGCATGTCAGTGCGGTTGCCGAGAATGTCACGGTTCATTACTTCCTCGAACCGCCGCATCCACGGGCCAAGCGTGTGCACGACGTGGTTGCGGAAATGCTGCTCCGCGCTGGCAAAGGTCGTGCTGTTGTTCGAGTGCATCAGCATGATCGGATGCACCCGGAACGCCCGCGCGACCTCTTCGACTTGGTGCCGCCTGCTTTCCAGCGTCTGCGCGTCCACGCTGGTCATGGTCATGCTCATGAACTTTGCCGACCCGTCCAGCACGGCAACGCCCCCTTCACCGTTTGGGCCGAACCGTTCCTGCCACAACTCACGCAGCTTGTCGCGCCGCTCGGGCGATAGCGTTTCCTCAAACGACAGCACGCCCGAAGGCTTGCCGCCATTGCCCGCTAGGCGGGCTTGTTGCTTTTCCAGCGCCTGCGAAAGCCCGATAGCCTCGCGTGCTGCCGACAGCGCAGGCAGAGCCTTGAACCCGTCCAGCGACGGGCCGCGCAGGTAAACGCACTGCGACGGCAGGAAGTCGCCGCTTGTGCCGTTGGCATAGCTGACCCGAAAGAAATGGTCCCAGCCGTCAACCGGCTTTTCAAGCGACCATGTGCCCATCGGGATTGGCAGGATTTCCGTCACTTTGCCGTTGCTCAGCGTGTTCTTGATGCCGAGAAAACCGCGATCCAGCAACGCGGCCGTCATCGCGTATTCGCGAAACTCAAAGGACGTTTGCCAGCCGTTCGGCGCCTTTGCCAGCAGCCGATGCGCCCAATGATCCCGCGCGGTCGTGCGCGTTACCTTGTCGCCGTCAAAATCCTCGTTGACTACGCGCACCGGCATTTGCGCGATACCCTCGGCCAGCACCTTGACCGCGCAAGCAACCGCAGAAACCTGAACGGCCGTGTTTGCGCTGACCGCAACACCCGACGCAGTGCCGTATCTGACAAAACCCGCAATGTCGGCCAACTGGTCAAGCGGCACCTTCTGGGCTGATTTTCGCTTGAGCCAATTAAACATCAAAGCACCACCAAGTCGTCTGTCTCAAGATAGGATGGATCTCCGCCGACATCCCCATCAACCGCCGCCCCCACAGCCATCGCCGCAGCAACCGCTAAGTCGATACGCGCCATGGCGCGCTGTTTTTCAAACCGCCGAAGCCCCGCCGGGCTCGTCCAGAACGTCGCGCTGGCAACCGCGCTGCGCAGCGTCGGGTTGACCTGAATGCGCACCCGGTGCTCCAAAAGCAGCTGCTCCAGCGCGTTGATGCTGTCCGGCATCCAGAGCGGGCTATCCTTGCGCCGGTTCGTGCCCTGCGGGTGCTCGATCAGCGGCAGCGTCACGCCCATTTCGTCCAGCGCCACCTCGAATTGCCGGATCAGCCAGCGGTCGTAGGCGATCGCCGCGATGTCGAACTCCTGCGCAAGCTGAACGATGTCGGCCGCCACCTGGTCAAAGCGCACCAGCTTGCCGTCCGTCGCCGTAAGGAAGCCCTGCTCCACCCACACGTCGTAGGGCGCCTTATCCTCGCGCACCCGCGCTTGCAGCGTGTCGCCCGGCGTGTAGCCGTGCGCGAACATGGCGAAGCACGGCCGGCCCTCGCTGTCCTCGCCGTCGCGGAACACTTGCACGCAAGCCGTCATGTCCTTCGTCGCGCCGAGGTCGAGGCCGATCCAGCACTCGCGGCCGGCGAAGTCCTCCGGCGTCATGTCCGGGTCTTCGCAGGCCTCCCATGCCTGCCGGCTGATCCACGCGCTCTCGGCGTCCGTCCATTGGCAGAAATGCAGCCGCCGGATGCTGTTCGCCTTGCCGGGTATCGCCTTCGCCTGCGCGGCCACGTCCGAAAGATAGCCCTCCGTGATCGTCACCCCGAGAAGCGGGTTCGCCTTGGCCCAGCACGCCGGGTCTTCCAGCGGGTCGTCGTCGTCATCTAGCGCACACACATACGAGAACGTAGTATCGTCCTCGACTTCGCCATGCGCGACGTTGACCGCGTGTTCATGCTCTTCCCAGCATACGCTATTGCGATCCGAGCCGCTGTTCGTGATCATCAGAATCAGCGGTTGCCGCCGGAACTTGAAGCCGCGCTCCAGCATCTCCAGCGTATCGCGGTTCGGGTGCTCGTGGAGCTCGTCCAGCAGCACGAAATGCGGCCGCAAGCCCGAGCCCGTCTTGCCGGTGTCGCGCCCGACCGGGCGGAAAAAGCTCCCCGTCTTGAGGTCCGCGAGATTGAATACCGGGTTCACACCGCTCGGCGTGATCCTTTCCTCCAGCGCGGGCGATTGGCGGACCATGTTCACCGCGTCTTGGAACAGGATGCGCGCCTGATCCATTTTCGCAGCCGCCGCATAGACCTGCGCGCCCGGCTCCTGGTCGGCCATCATACCGTAGAGGCCGATGCCGCCGGCCAGCGGCGACTTGCCGTTGCCCTTGCCCTGCTCAATGTAGGCCCGGCGAAACCGCCGCGTCCCGTCCTCGCGCTTCCAGCCAAACAGCGAGCCGATCACAAACGCTTGCGACGGGTGTAACTCGAACGGCCGGCCCTCAAATTGCCCCTCGCTCAGCCGAAGCACATCCGGGAAGAAACCCAGCGCCCGCGCTGCCGCCTTGGCGTCCCACCGAAGGCCGCGCGCCTCGCCATCTTCGAGGTCTTGCAGATGGCGCGCGCAGGCCGCCCGGACGTGCGGCCCAGCGACGATCTTACCTTTCGTGACCGCCTCCGCATACGCCCTGACAGGATCAGAAGTAGGCCGCTGCCGGGTCTTCTTTGCCATCGTCGCCCTTGGTGTTGACCTTCGAACGGCTAGCCGGGGTCAACCCGAATTCCGCCATGAGGCTTTGAAAGCGCCGCGCTGCATCTGACCTCATGGCAACTGCCGGGTGCGCCCGGATCATTTTGCCGCCATTCGCGTTTTCGGTTTCGTAATGCGTGCCCTCTGCGTCCACGACGTCACGGGCCTCTCGCCAGTCCGAATAAGCCTCGACAAGCTGCTCGACCGCCAGCGCGTCCAGCTCCGTAAGAACGCCCGCGTCGTCAGTCAGCTTGACGACATAGCCCCACATCTCACGCCCAACCGCGCTGAGGCGGGATGGGGCAGACGGACGCCCACGGTCAGGCTTGGGCGCAGCCTCATTGCGGCGATCCGCCCGATCTGTTCCACGAACGACCTTGAGATGCTCGGGGGTGCGTTTGCGTCCTTTACTCATTGGTCAGGTTTTCACTCCAATTTTGGCATTGGCAAAACAAAGGTCCCCGCCCGCCGGTTCCCCAATAACCCTCTAAAGATTACGGCACCCCCGGCCGGTCTACCGCTCGTAGGCCTCGATCACCTGCCGCATGGCGTCTGCGGTCACGGCCCTCTCAGGGTCAGCCTCCAGCCGGGCGATGCACTCGGCGGCGGACGTGTCCATGACCGTGAGGCTCGCCTTGTCGCCTAGCGCGCGAAGCCACGCGTTGCGCTCATCCTTTGTCGGCGCTGTCACGATGAGCCACGCCTTACCGTTGTGCGGGCGGCACAAGCCGCGGATTGCCATGTCTCGCCAGCGGAACGCCTTGCGCAGCGTCACCTTGTCCGTGTTGTGTCGGTTTCCGCCAAGCCTCTCGATGATGTCGTCGAGGTCGATAACCTTGTCGGCCGGCCGTGCTCGTTGCTTTACGTAGGTGCTCTTGCCGCTGCACGGCGGGCCGCAGACGATTTCAACGCGCCTCTGCGCTGGCTGCAAGCCGTGCGGGATTGAGTAGCCGAACTGCTCAGGCTCCACAGGCCAGCCATCTTCGGCCACGTGGCGCCTGCCTTGGTCACGCAACTCCTGTTGCCCGCGCGCGCTTTCCTCTTTGGTCTTTGCCGAGTGACACTGCCTGCAAATCGCTTGCAGGTTGTCCATCTGGTCCGTGCCGCCCTCGAACTTAGGCGTAACGTGATCCACCTCGGCGGC